GCAGAAGCTGGTACCGACGGCGCAGATCAAAGACGCTGCCTCTGCGACCTTCTCGCTCGACATGCTCGACGAAGTGATGAGCATGGTCAAGTCCAAGGACGGCGCCGTGGACTTCCTGGCCATGCCGAACGAAGGCATCCTGAAGTACTACTCCCTGCTGCGCGCCCTCGGTGGTGCTGGTATCGGCGAGACCGTGACCCTGCCGGACGGTTCGCGCATGCCGACCTACCGCGGTGTCCCGATCTTCCGCAACGACTGGATCCCGATGTCCGTACCCGGCGCGACCCGCACCGGTGACATCTACGCCGGCGTGTTCGACGACGGGTCTCGCAAGGTCGGCGTCGCCGGTCTGACGAGCGTGGTGAATTCGGGCATCTTCGTCACCAACGTCGGCGAGGCCGAAGATTCGAACGACACGATCACCCGGGTTCGCTTCTACTCCGGTCTGGCGGTCTTCTCGCAGCTCGGCGTCGCACGGGTCAAGGACGCCAAGTTCGTCGGCTGAACCTCCTGGCCTGGGAGTACTCTGATGGCCCTCACGGTCGTGACGGATCTTCTGCATCCGTCATGCAACTCGTACGCAAGTACCGCGGCGATGGCCGCGTACTTGCGCGACCGTGTCCCCGACGAGTCGGCCCTCGACGCCTGGAACGACCTGTCGAGCGACCAACAGGCCATGTACGTGGTCAATGCGACTCGCACACTCGACGGTCTTGTCGAATGGATCGGCGACAAGTACAGTTACGACCAACGACTGAAGTGGCCAAGGTTCAATGCGTGGGTCGATGGGTACTACCTGCGCGTTCCGGACTTGCCGCCAGCTGTCATGGAAGCCACGTGCGAGGTCGCACTGTGGACCCTACAGAACGACGGACTCATCTCCACCCATGAGGAGTCGGCGTACAGTCGGATTCGTGTCGGCCCGATCCTGATCGACACGAACAAGAATTCGGGCATCCCGACCGACAAGTTCCTGCCGGACTCCGTGGCCATCATCCTGAAGGGTCTCGGCACAGTCACACAACCTGACCTACCCGGGTCGCGCGGCGTCAAGGTCGTGCGATTGATCCGTGCTTAAGGACAGTGTACTCAGTGCCGTCAGGCGAGCTCGAGATGCGCTCTCGGACCTTCTGGTCGACGTGCAGATCGACATGCGCGTACCCGACCCGCACGTCCCCGGTACCGCCACAACCTACGTCGGTGACATTCGCTCGTGCAAGATTGTGATCATCGATTTCGAAGACAGAGAAATCGATGGGGGCCAGGTGAGAGCTACGGACCAGAAGGGCATTCTGTTCGACGAGATCGACGTCCAAGTGGACCACAAGGTCATCGATGGTACCATGGCATTCCGAGTGATGCGGGCGAAACCTTACAGAGTCGGGTCCGCACACGCTGCCACGGAACTCCACCTGAGACCCCTAGGCACATCATGATTTCAGTCAATTCCTCTGGGTGGCCCACTGACGAGGACCTAGAGGAATTAGTTGAAACGCAGTTGATCAACTACTTCGGAACGATATTCCGAGTTGCGGTCAAACTCTCTCCGGTGTACTCCGGAGCACTGCGTGCCAGCTGGAGAGTTTCTTTCGAAGCACCTAGAGAAGACGTCACGGACGGGTATAGTCCTGCGGCCCCGATTCGTGGTGCGACCTTCAGGTGGCCGAGAGGGTTCAAACTGGGTATGACTGTGTTCGTATCGAACAACCAACCGTACGCTGAGATGATCGAGTACGGTGGTTGGTCGAAGCAAGCCCCATATGGGATGTTGAGACTGGCCATAGCCTACGCCGAAGCGGAACACGGGTGAAGTACAACGAGGTTCAGACGAGTTTGGAACAGTTCGTGAGGACGAACTGGACGCACACGTCTGTGTCCTACGATAATCACCCGTTCAACAGTGATTTGTTCGACGAGTATGTGGCTTGCAACGTACTATTCGCCGATGCGATCCAACGATCGGCAGAACCTCGTTGTTTCCAGGTCCCAGGACTGTTGATTCTGGACGTGCATGTCAGGCCTTCGATCGGTTCGACCAGGATGTTGGAACTCGCCGGTTACGCATCACTGCTGTTGGTCACGGCGATCATCAGGCCTGTGATGCCGAACGCGGCCCCACCGGTCAACATGCGAACTCCGTCCGTCTACAAGGACCTCCAGGAAAAGTCCGGCTGGGTGCGGGCCCAGGTGAGTTGCCCGTTCTACTATGATTTGGAGATTTAACCATGTCGTCAGCAAACCGTGTTGCCCTGCGCTACATCAAGGAGGTCACTCCGGGCGTCACGCCGGCGACCCCAGCCCTGAAGGCCTTCCGCTACACCGGAGAGTCCCTCAACTTCAACATCGACAATGTACAGACTTCCGAGATCAACCCGAACCGGGTCGAGACGGACACGTTGCAGGTCAGTGCAGCCGCGTCTGGCGCCGTCAACGTCGAACTGTCGTATGGCACGTTCGATGATCATCTCGAAGCTGTCTTGGCGTCGACGTGGGTGGCGGGCACCGGCGACCAGTTCAATCTGGACAACGGTGTGACGCCGTCCTTCTGGACCATCCAAAAGCACTTCCAGGACATGGCCATCCCCCAGTTCCACAATTACCAGGGGAATGTGTTCGATGGAATGAACCTTCGCATGGAGGTGGGCCGCATCGTCACCGGCGACTTCTCGCTGATGGGTTTCGGTGCGGCGGTGGCGACGGCGCAGTTCACCGGTGCGACGTTCCCGGCGGCGTCCTCGACGTCTCCGATGAACGCGGTGGCGAACCTCCAGAACTTCTCGATCGGCGGCGTGCCGTACTCCGGTTGCATCAGTGCGATTGCGATGTCCGTCAAGAACAACGTCCGTCCGCGCCGCTGTGTGGGCTCCCTGAAACCCACCGATGTCAAGTACGGTCGCTTGGCCATCACCGGGTCGATGGAGTTCTACTTCAACGAGGGTTCCAACTACGCGGCCTTCGTCGCTGGCACGGAGTTCTCCATCTCGTGGGATCTCGTCGACCCCGCCGGCAACAAGTACACCTTCACCATCCCCCGAGCGAAGTTCGAAACGGGCCAGGTCGTCGCCGGCGGCTTGGACACCGATGTCATGTTCAGCGCGACATGGCGGGCTCTCTACCACGCAGGATCGGGGAGGGTGATTCGTATCACGCGCGACCCGGTGTAATCGAGGAAAACAATGTTCACATTTGACACTGATCACTCACTCATCGACACCGGTGTGTGGGCCGAATACCAGGGCGGGCGGTTTCTGATCGCCCACATCTCCAACATTCGCTTCCAACGGGAGTTGGCGAAACTCCAACAACCGCACAGGAAGAAGATCGAGGCAGGCACGCTCGATCCACAGACGAATCGTGACCTGCTGTGCAAGGCCATGGCCGAAGGGGTGCTCCTCGACTGGCAGGACGTGAAGTCCGTCGGTTCGGACGACCCTGTGCCCTACTCGAAGGAGGCCGGGTTCAAGGCCATCTCGAGGGATCCGGAGTTCCGTGACTTCATCACGGAGTTCGCAGTCAATCTGCAGAACTATCGCAACGAGGAGATCGAAGAACTGGGAAAATCCTGACTGGATGGGTTCAGTGGAATCGCATGTGGGGGCCACATCTGCACAAACTGCGAGCGATCGCAGAATCAACGGGTGAGGTCCCTAGAGCTCTAGCAATGGCTCCGATGCTCGATGCCACATGTCTAGAGGTTGTGCGGACTTTCTCGTTCCTCCATCGCCGCCGGACCTGCGGTATGGGGGTAAATCCAATCCAGATCTCTGAGGTCGAAGTGTACGCGAGGATCTTCGGCGAACCGAGCATCGGTCTCGGGTTGTTGACAGAATTCATCGCCCTTATGGACGACGAGTACCTGAGTCTGGAAGCCAATGCCAATCAATCTGACAGCGTCAGCCAACACAGCCCAGGCGGTGGGGGCGTTCGACGCGTTGGCGAAGTCGATCAGGAGCGCGAAGTCCGCCCTTGACGAACTGTCCAGGACGTCCGCGGATAACTCCGCGAGCATGTCCAAGTTTGGCATTGTCGCCGCACAAGCGTCGAACAGGGTCCAAGGGGCCTTCGACCTGATGGCCTCGTCCATCAGATTCGCATTTGATTGGTTGGAACGATTCGGTGTTGGTATCAGCATCGTCTTCAAATCACTCCTGCACGAGATTGACAAGGTGCAGGGTTTCAACGCAATCATGAACGTTACCGCAGGAAGTGCGAGACTGTCCGGCGAAGCATTCAACTACCTGCGGGGTACCGCGGATCAACTAGGTCTTCGGTTCGATTCTCTCTCGAGCAACTACGCCAAGTTGGTCGCGGCGATCCCTGATGGGAACGACAAACTCGGCATTGCCACCAAAGTGTTCACGGGTCTGTCGATGGCTGCACGGACCTTGCACGCGAGCAACCAAGACACTCAGTTGATGTTCTACGCCGTCACGCAGATGGCCTCAAAGGGCATCGTGACGATGGAAGAACTGCGCAGGCAGTTGGCTGAAAAACTGCCAGGCGCACTGCAGATCGCGGCGAAAGCCCTCAACACAACCACCAACGAACTCGAAACCGCAATCCGGAAGGGTGTCGTCGACTCAGTGAAGTTCCTGCCGATCTTCGGTGACGCATTGGTAGGCACGTTCGCACACTCTGCTGAGATCGCTTCGTCGAGTGTGTCCGCGTCGATCAATCGACTCTCGAACGTCTGGGTAGATTTCACGAAGCAAGTGATTGACTCTGGCTCTGGTAAAGCCATCGCCGGTGTGTTTGATGCGCTTCGTGAGAAACTCTCTGATCCGTACGTCATCTCGCGATTCGCCGAGGCCGTCGGGGAGATCTCGAATCGCATCACGGGCATGATCAAGGGTCTGAGCGACGAGGATATTCGCCAGGGGTTTGACACGTTTGTGCGCGGTGTGAACATGATAATCACCGTGCTCGACAAACTCATCGCAGGTCTCGGTTGGATCATAAACAACTCTGGCAAGGCCGGTGCGGGTGTAGGTATGATCTTCGGTGCTCTGCAGGGTGCCGCGATCGGTACCTTGGTCGCACCCGGTGCAGGTACCGCTTTCGGGGCCGTGGCAGGTGGCGTGTTGGGTGCGGCTGGTGGCGCGTACGTCGGTAACAGTATCGGACCGAGCGCAGAGCAAATGATGGCGGCCCGAGTAGCCGATGATAAGGCGCGCGCGGATGCTGCAAAGGCCCTGTCCGACCAATCGCGCATGATCTCACAGTACATCGAACCACTGTTGAAACTGCACGGTCTCAATGTGATCGATGCGTTCCAACTCGCACAACCCAACAGAGCGAATCAAGCCACCGTCGATACTCTCGTCAAGATGCTGACCGATCCGCAGTTCAAGACTGCGGAGTCTCGCAGGCAGGGCGTGTTGGATTATGCCCAATATGGGTATGTGCGTGGACCCTCCACTGCCACACTGGCCGACGTCATAGGCAAGGGCAAACCTGATCCTGCGGTATTGCGCGAAGCGCGTTTGGCAGAGCGCCAGATGTGGGAGGGTTTCGGATTCCAGGGTGGTTTCAAGGACGAATGGAACCGCTTGAACAAACTCTACACTGACAAGAAAATCAGTGTGGACGAGTTGGCCACGGCACAAGATCGCCTGCTCAAACAGCAACCGGTGATTCGCGAACACCTGAAGGAGGAGCAGAAGGCCTTCGCCCTCGACAACGTCACCGTCAAACAGAACATCGATTTTGTCGTACAACTCTTGGAGGCACGTGACAAGTTCGTGCGAGAGAACCAGGACTTCATCGAAGCCCTCGACGTCGAACGGGCTTCGGTCGGTCTATCTGGGCGCCAGAAGTACGTCGTCGGTGGTCTGAGTTCGTTCGACAAACAGGCCGACGAGTTGCGCCGTAAGGCCTCCAACTCGTACGAACTCGGCATCATCAATAGGTCGATCGAAACTGAGCGTGAGGCGCGGCGCAAGGCTTTGGGTGACACGTACGATGACCTTCGGTCGGGTGCGTCAGGTCTTGTTGGTGCGTACACGTCCTTCTTTGACGAGTTGGAGAACCGTGCCGCGATGGCCGCATCGACGTTCAACAACATCGTTGGATCGATGCAAGACGCTTGGACCAACTTCGTGAAGACCGGCAAGATCGACATCAAGTCGTTCGTGTCAGTGATTCAGACCGAGATTGCCAAAGTCACATGGGCCAAATTCATTGCTCCGGCAGCCGCTGGAGCGGCGTCATGGATCACTGGATTGTTCGGATTAGCCAGTGGTGGCATCATGTCGTCGATGGGTCCAGTGCCGCTCCACAAGTATGCGACCGGCGGCATCGCCTCGAGTCCGCAGTTGGCCATGTACGGCGAGGGTTCGATGAACGAAGCGATCATACCGCTGCCCGATGGCAGGTCTGTGCCGGTATCGATCCGGGGTAAGAGTCAATCGATCAACATCGTACAGTACATCTCAGCCGGGTCCAACGTCAGTCGGTCGGAACTCTATGCCGCAGCCATGGCAGCCAAGACCGCGGCGGTCAACGAGATTCGTGAGAACACTCGTCGGAGCCACTCACTGTGACAACGTACGCGTACCCCACTTCGTCGCACTTTGCACCTGCGAAACAGAACTTGCTTGTCATGTACAACCAGGTCGTGAACACGAGTCCGCTCAGTGGCGACAGTCAGGTACTGACTCGGCCCGGGTCCAAGTGGGGGTGGGACATCGACCTGTCCGAGGTGGTTCCGAGCGAGTTGTCAGAGATCGAGGGTTACTTGATCAGATTCAACGGTCGTCAGCACTTGATGACGATCCACGACTTCTTCCGGCCCGCTCCCAGGGGTACCTGCAATCTGTCCGGAGTGACCACCGACGGAGCGGTTGCACAGTTTGTATCCACGATCGGTCTCAAGGGGTGCGGCGCGGCTAAGACCCTGCTGTACGGCGATTGGGTTAAGATCGGATCACAACTGGTAATGAGTGTCGGCGATTTCACGGCCGACGGCACTGGGCGGATGACCATCGAGTTTCGTCATTCGCTCCGACAAGCAATCGCTGACAATTCGGCCTGCATTCTCGACAAACCCACGTCCACCTACACCCTATCAGAGTCCAATCTAGAGGTCGTGCGACAGGATAGTTACGCACAGCCCGGACCCAAGTTCAGGTTGGTCGAGGAGTTCTCGTGAGTCAGCGCAACATTCCTGCGCAGCTGGAAACCGACTTCAGTGGTCGTCACGTCGAACTGTTCGTACTCATCGAGATGCAGTTGACCAGTGGCACACTCTACATCACGAGCACAGCCTTCGACGTCGACTGGGGCGGTCACACTTGGTTGTGTACGCACGGGTTGGGCTCCGTGTCCACTGTGAAGGAGAGTTCTGGACAGATCACCGGTCTGACGTTCTCGATGTCCGGAGTGCCACTGTCGATGTTCGCTCTCGCACTGACCGAGCGGATCTTTCGCCGACCCGTCATAGTCAGACTCGTGTCCGTCGGACCCTCCGGCACTCTCACAGTCGATCCGAGTGCATGGACTGGTGAGTTGGACATGTTCCAGATCAATGACGAGGGCAAGTCACTCGAACTGCGTGTGACTGCAGAGCACCGCATGATGGCTTGGCAGAACCCCAAACTGGTGAATTTCTCCGACGCTGAACAGCGATTGCTCAGTTCGACAGATACATTCTACAGTCGACTGTCCGCGATGGCTAACAAGACAATTATATGGCCGAAGAAAGAGTTCTTCAAGCAATGAGACTCCCTAATTGGGAGCACTTATTTGTTGATTTCATCAGAGCGAAGTCGACGGCCGAATTCGCCTGGGGCACCAACGACTGCTGTACATTCTCCGCCGACAACTGGCTGTGTCTCACTGGCGCGGATCCCTTACAATCGCTCCGTGGACGCTGGTACGACGAGACTTCGGCCGAGGAGGTCCTGGCGTCCGAGGGTGGACTGGAAGTTGCCATCCACAGGCTTTTAGGTGAACCTATGGAGCATCCGATGTGCATACAGCGCGGAGACGTGGCTCTCTGTAGCGGTCAACAACTCATTGTGGCTGTATGCATCGGTGAATTCGTCGTGGCTCCGAGTCGTGTCGGACTGTTTCGGGCCAACCTCGATCGCGTAATCGCAGCGTGGCCTGTGGGAGGTCCACGTGGCTGAGGCATTCGGGACCTGGCTCATTGAGGTCGGTATGGGATTGGAGAACGCCGTCGGGGCGTTCCTGATCAGTAACGCATCCGTCATAGCCTACTCCTCGCTCATCGTCGGGTCCATCGCCGCCGGTCGCACGATGCAGCGTCGAGCCGAAGCCAAACTGCGCAACCAACAGAATTCCCTGCTACAAGACCGATCCCAGGTTCTCAAATCGGGGTCCGCACCGTCACCGAAGGTGTACGGGCGAACCCTCATCGGAGGGATACTCGCCCATGCTCAGTCGACGGGTAGTTTGGGGCAGTACCTCCACCTGGTGATCGCGCACGTCAGACACGAGTGCGACGGTATCGAGACGTACTTCTTCAACGAGGACGAACTGCCACAGGAGAACGTGACCACTGGGTTCATAGAGTCGGGGAAGTACGTCAAGCGCACTCGTCGGGCCAAGATGGAGGTCGTCACTGCCAACGGTTCCGGCGTGGTGACCACTTCTCAGACCATGGTGAACTTCATCGGCCTCTCACCGGGTCGGGCTGCCATCGAGAACGGATACACCCTCGAAAGTGTCTCAGTCACGGTGCCGACGAACACCATCTCAGGGTTGACTCCGGGCAACTCGTACGTGGTCACGTACGAGTGGGACGAGATCAAACCGCTCGTGCGCATTCGCCGCCACTTGGGACAGGTCGGTCAGTTGGCGGACGCCGATCTGGTGAGCGAGAGCGGTGGCGAATGGACCAGTACTGACGTCGGTGTGTCGACGTGCTACACGTACTTCCGCATCGAGTTCGATCAGGACGTGTTCGGATCCATCGGCATACCCCAACCATCTGTGGTGCTGCGTGGCATGAAGGTCTATGACCCACGAACTGCCACGACCGTGTGGTCCAGGAATCCCCAACTCTGTGCTTGCCATCACTTGCTCGATCCGATGTTCGGTCTTCGCAGTGAAGCGTCCGAAGTGGTGTTCTCGGAACAGATCGCGTACGCCAACGTGTGTGACGAGGAAGTGCCGATCTTCAACTCCGGTACGGCGTCCGTGACCAACGGATCGAAGGTTGTGTCCATCACGGGCACTGTGTGGCAGAAGACCGTGCGACCGGGGATGAGGTTCATCGGTCCCGACAATGTCCGCAACGAGATCGTCAGGGTCTGGGAGCCGGGCGGTGTGGGCACTGGTTGGAGGATTCAACTGACGTCGAATTACAGCGGATCGACGAATGCCACAGTTTCGTACTCGATCATCCAACGCAGGTACGAGACCAATGGCTCGCTCGGCAGCGAGAACTCCGTCTGGGACAACTTCCTGGCCATCTTGGAGAGTATGGCTGGTAACGGCGTGTACGCACAGGGCCGTTGGGTAGTACAGCCTGGGATGTTTCCGACTGCGCCGTTCACGATCACAGAGGCGTTCCTCGGTGGCAAACCGATTCGCACGGTGCCGCACAAGGGTCGGCGAGAGACGTTCAACGGTGTGCGAGGCAAGTTCCTCGACGCCTTCAGTCGGTACGTCAATACCGACTACCCTGCGGTCACGAGTTCCACGTACGAAGCACAGGACCTGGGCGAGCGCATCCTCGCCGACAAGGACTTCGTGCTGGTGGACAATCACGTGCAGTGTCAGAGGTTGGCCAAGATCGAGTTGCTGCAGGCTCGGCAGGACCTGACCATCGAACTCTCTACCAACCTTCGGGCTTACAACCTGTTGCCTGGCAGTAACGTTCTCATGAACATCGCGGCCTACGGGTTCGCGAACAAGCCGTTCCTCGTCCTGACCCGTGAGTACGGGTTCGAGGTTGACATCAACTACGTGTTCCAGGAGACCGCACCAGAGATCTTCGATTGGGCATTCAACGAGGCCACGTCAAAGGACCCTGCGCCGAACTCCACGCTGCAGGTGTCGGACTACGTGCCGTCACCACTGACCATACTCAACGTGGTGTCAGGTCCGACCAACGTCACCCGTGGCACCGATGGCACGATCGTCGTGCGGGCCGTGGTCACATGGAACCCCACGACCGACGCATTCGTCAAGTTCGGCGGCCGAATCGAGATGGAGTGGATGCAAGCCGTCGCCACCACTTGGAACCGCCTCGGTCCGATGGCCGGCGACGAGGTCTCGGCGTCGATTCTAGGCCTGCCGGACAACGTGCCGATCTTCGTGCGCGTGCGGGCTGTCACCGGTCTCGGTAAGGCCAGTCTGTGGACGTACTGGGCCCACCAGGTCAGCGCGAAGAACCAAGCGCCGACCGCCGTGACCGGTCACACCGCGACCCCTGCACCCGGTGCGGCTGTGATCAGATGGTCACCGAGCACCGACCCTGATTACGGTGGCACCGAGTGGCGAGTCGGTTCTTCGTTCGCTGCCGGTACGCGGATCTTTCGCGGACTTGCAGACAAATTCGACTGGATCGGTGCGACGACGACGGCCCAGACGATCTGGGGTCGAAACTTCGACACGTCCGGCAATCCGTCCACCGACGTGTCTCTCGCAGCTTCGGCCCTCGCGCTCCAACCCGAGATCAACGCCGACTTCGACAACGACAAGGACGGATGGACTGGCATCGTTTCGGTCGGCACTGATTCAACCGCCAGCGCAGGGAAGTACGGCGTCTACACGACATCCGGCGGCACCGGCCCTCTCGCATACCCGCGTGCCATCCCAGTCTCCACAGATAGGACGTATAGGGTGCGAGCCAGGTTGCAGACCATGGGAGGGAGCACGCCAGGCATTGTCTACATTGGCGCGGTCTGCTTCGATACGGCCGGCAACCAGCTCATCACGACGTTCAGTGGGTCCGACTGGCACCCGTACTGCGCCGCCATCTCGCAGCCGCTCCTGCTCGACGGCAAGTGGCACACCTTCGAGGGCACGATAACCGGCACACAACCGCAGAACTCCAACCCAACCAACCCGAACAAGTTCTACGCCGGCACCGTGCGTGCCGCCCCGTTCCTGATCACCGAGTTCGGCTCCTCCTGGTCCATCGCGGTCGACTACCTCACAATCGAGGACATCACCGACGAGCTTGCCTCCGCCGCTCGCGGGTTCCAACCATTCCGCCTGTGGGACTTCAACAACAGTTTGGAAGGGTGGTCCTCGGCGCGATCAACCCTGACCGCCCTGCCGACCTACATGTCCACCGTGGCCACGGCCAACGACCCGACCCTGGTCTCACCAGAGGTGTCCTTCTTCGGTGGCCAGTACCCGATCATCCGCGCCCGCGTCAAGCGCGCGGCGGGCACGGATTGGAACGGGCAGGTGTTCTACACCACCCCGGACCACTCGGAGTCATCCTCGTTCACCAAGATCGTCGGCTCGTCGGTCGGCAGCGATTGGGCTGTCGTCGAGTGGGACATGGGGGACCTCTCGGCCGGCGGAAACGACTGGGTCAACTCGCAGATCCTCCAGTTCCGGATCGATCTCGGGGCGCTCACCAGCGACGCGTTCCTCGTCGACTGGATAGCAGTGGGTCGGTACGCGCCCCCGGTGGACCTGCAGCGGGTGGAGAACTCAGTGTGGGTGGCCCGCAAGGTCACAGTCGTAGGCAACACAGCACAGAAGACCGCAGGCGTGAATGACGCTTGGGACGCCGATGTTTACAGCCTGGACAACTATGCCGCAGGGTGCGCGGCGTCGGCCGTGCCTGGCAACCTCTCGAACATGATGTTCGGGCTGAACCTGGATCCAGCGACCGATTCGAGCTACACGAGTCTGGACCACGCGATCCTGTTCACGCCCGGAGGCGCTGTGAAGGTGTACGAGTCCGGCGCGGAGATGGCCACCATCGCCGCGAGCTACGCCCCTGGCGTGGACGTGTTCGTGGTCCTGTACAACGGGTACCAGGTTAAGTACTTCGTGAACGGCGTCCTCGGCTACACATCGGCCGTTACCGGTTTCAACAAGAAGTTCTTCTTTGACACGAGTCTTGCCACGATGGGGGCAAAGCTGACGCACATGGCGTTCGTGCCACTGAGCGAAGTGGCGAACATCAACACGCCACAGATTGTGAACGACGCCATAACGCAGGTGGCGGAGTACTCGAATGCGACCTCCGTGGACGTACCATACGACGGTACCTCGAATCTGTTCGAGGTGGCTTCGCTCACGTACACCAGTACCGGAGTGGACACGCGGATAAACATCGTGGCCAAGATGTCACTGACGTACACCGGCGCGACGAACATTAGTACTCCGTTGTTACTGGTCAAGGGTGCACTGCTAGAGGGTAACGTCGTTCCAGGCGTCCGGGCCGCGGTCTTCGCCAACGCCGGTGTCCCGGTCTCACTGTCGGTGCCGATGCTCCGGAGCGACACACCCGCTGCGGGATCTGTCACCTACAGGTTGGCGGTTCGCAAGAAGTCTCTCACCACAGATACTTACAGTGTCTCGGAAATCATCATGATCGCGAGTGAGCGGAAGAAGTGACATGAAGCACTGGTCTTTCTACGAACTGAGTACAGGCCGCCTCACTGGTGCGGTCATATCCATGTCGGACGAATCGCACGTACCCGAACCGCCGGACGGTTGCGGACTCGTGGACGGTGTTCACGATTACCTCTCTCGCACCGTCGACTTGGGCACTGGTGAGGTCGTCGACTGGGTGCCGCCCAAACCCGAGGTGACCGACTGCTTCGACTGGACCTGGGACCAGGACCAGCGGCGCTGGATCTGCGTGCGCTTGGCCGGGTCGTTCGCAGAGGACGTCCGCGCACAGCGCACGCGGTTGCTCACAGCCTGCGACTGGGTGGTCACGCGCGCCGCGGAACTGCAAGAACCTGTGCCGGCGGACTGGCTCCAGTACCGCGAGGCCCTGCGAGACATCCCACTGCAGCAGGGATTTCCTCACGAGGTCGTTTGGCCAACTGCCCCCAGCAGTTGAGCGATAAATCTGCAACAAATAATGACGGTCGTTGGGGGACACTTAGATGAAAGACGAACTGGAAACTATTCTCAGGCGGATCGCCGAACACCCCGCGGTGTACGGTCTTCTGGCAGCGATCGCGCGCTGGTTGCTGAGCGATCGGAAGGGTGGGTGGTGGGCCTTCTTCGGGAGTCTCACCTCATCGTGTCTCGTGGCGTGGGCGGCGTCACTGTGGCTCGCGGACGAACCGTTCAGCGCTTCGCGCCGCGCTTTCTTCATCGTCCTGTTGGCGTTCGCCGCTAGGGACATACTCGCACTTCTCGTACTGGTCGGCGAGCGCGCCCGCGCCAACCCGTGGGAGGTGTTGCAGCGCGTCATCGCTGCTCTGAACGGGGGACCCAAACCATGATGGACTCAGGAACTGGCTACATCTTTCTCGACATCCTCGTCGTCGTACTGTGCGCCATCGCCGCGATCTTCCAACTGGCGGTCATGCGCGATGCCAGTGTACCGGAGCCCCGACTCGTCGCCGCGGCGCGCGGTGCACTGGTCGCAGGGTACGCGATCTTGGCGGTCCGATTCTGTGCGATACTGATGATGGACGGGGACCTGCGCATCCCAGGGATCACCGAGATCGCCATGTCGATGGTCGCGGCTGGACACATCGCCTTCGCTTGGGGTCGCCTCAAGGGTACTTGATCTGTTCGAGCGCCGGTCGGCGCGCGGTGGGTGTTCAGTGTCGCCGTCGCAAGACGGCTTTGGGGGTCGGACGTTCCGGCCCCCTCCTTTTGCGCGTCCGGGAGTCCGTTGAGCTAGTCCGGGAGTTCCGGCCACCTTAGGCGATAGAACACACGATCGCGGCTCCCGGATATAATCCGACGGCGCGCGAGTCATGATCAAAACAGTTTACAACAGGTGTAAACTATATTACAATAAGAATTCACCTCGAAGTGGGCGTATCAGGTCTCTAACAGGGCGTTAGCAAATGTCCGAAGACACTTACACAAATCTGATAAATGAGTTCTTCGCGGGGGGTTGGCGTGTAGCCCCGTTCATCAAGACAGTTGACGGGTACATCGGGGTCAAGGGTTGGCCGAAACGGGCCGCAACCAATCACGCAGAGTTAGCTGCGTTGATCGGTGAACACGCCGAGAAATCGTCGAAGGTGCCGATCCTGGGCATCGTGCCACCGAAGGGTAGGTACGTCATAGACATCGACACGAAGAAGAACGTACAAGCTCTGCAGCTTTGGAAGGACCGGGTGATTGAGGCCTACGGGGACGCGTCCTTGGGTTGGCCGAACCTGGTGGTCAAGACGAAGTCCGGCGGTTACCACCTGTACTACTCGGACGGGTCCGACCGACTGATACACTCCCCCACCAACGTCTTCGGCGCCGGATCGGGCGTCGACATACGGGGGTACACCGGCATGGTGGTGGCCCCGACGTTCATCGGTGGCGACGAGGATTGGCAACCTGGCGATTACACGATCGTGCGCGGTACGCCGGTCGCCAAACCGACGGTTCTCGGGTTGTCAAAGATCGTCGCGGACTTCGGTGACGACGGTGACGACGGTCTTAAGTACGTGCTGAGGACGATCAACGAGGCCCTCAGAAACGACTCCATCAACGAGTTCATCAGACACCGTCTGCTGCCGAACGACCTCATCATCCCGTCGTCGAGCCGTGACAACACGCTCTACAGGTGCGCCCGCCTGTGCAGATTGGCAGGTATCTCGCAGGATGCCGCCATGGTGTTCATGGCGCACATCGCAGCTCTGTGCGAGACGTCGCCCGAGGAACCCCTCGAACACTGGCAGAAACTGGCTTCGGACAAGGTTCGAAGGGTCTTCTCCGACGACCAGGAGGTGCGGCTCAAGTCCGTGTCGGCGTTCTTCGACGAGATGGACAACGCGGGCGCGGTGTTACTGCGCGGCGTGAGCAAGGCTTACTACTACTTCAGGAATGGGTCGGCAATCCTGCGCATCGACCCGCGGAGCAAGTACTCCACTGAGAACATGGGTAACGTCCTGCAGGGCGTGACGATCTACGGCGAAGAGGAGGCGTTCCCCGCCAAGAAGAGTCTGGGTCTGTACACGCCCAAGGAGGTCGCGTTCGAAGAGGCGATGTTCCCCAAGATGGGTTCACCGTTCTTCGAGTACCAGGGTAAGCGGTACGTCAACACGTACCATGACCCGTTCGCGGCCTTCGAACCGGATCGAGCGATCATGGAGCGTGCGGCACCGTACATCGATCGGTTTCTCGAGTTCGCCAAGTACATCACTGGTTACGAGGACGGTGACGACGCCAGGCTCTTGGACAAGTTGGCTTGGATCGTGCAGAAACCGTACAGGCGCATGCCCACCGGCACGATCATATACTCGCACACCAAGGGTTCTGGCAAGGACTCTATGATGCTACTGGTGCGCGAGATCGTGGGTCAGCGGTACTACGCGCCGATCACGCTCAAGTCACTACAGGACCCTCACCTGTTGATCCATGACAAACTCGTGTGCGTGGCCTCCGAGGTGCAGTTGCAAGCCAACGCGCGGGGCTCAATAGCGGCGGCGTCGTTCATCGGTGACCTGAAGGACCTGATCACGGCGAAGCACGTGTCGGTCAACGAGAAGTTCGTGCAGGCGTACAGCGCACCACTGTACGCCAACATCTTCATACTCTCAAACTTCGAACTGTCGTCAATTCTGGAACCCGGCGACAGGCGGTGGGACATCTTCCACGCCACCGAGGAGAAGGTGGATCAGAGACTCTTCGGCGAACTGATCGACATCGGCAGCGATGCGATATGGTACGACAGGTCCGACGAGGACCGTCTGTTCCGGAAGCATGTGGTCTACGCGATTCGTAGCATGCTCAAGCAGCGCAGAGTGTCCGACGACATGGACCGGTCTGAGGCCGTCGAGAACGTCGTCAAGACGATCCTGATGGAGTCACAGAATCCGCCGGCGCTCAACTGGATGTTGGCCAACTTGCCACCGTACTTCACGGAGGACGTGGCCATGATGGCTTGCCACTTCAGTCCGATGCGATCGCAACCTGATTACATCATCAAGCAGATGAAGGAGCACTTCGGACCCCAAATGCGGCCGATCTATCGCGCGAATCGCATAGTCCACCGCATGAACGGGGCCCCGAAACTCGAACTCTACTCGGACGGTCAGACCACTGTGCCCAAACTCAATTTCGAACTCAAGACCGGCGATGCGTCGGCGCGCGCCGCAGTGTACACGTTGGACAACAGTCTCCGTGACGTGAACGCCACTGACTCCGTCATGAAGCAATCGATGCGGAAGTGGTACGAGATGATGATCCACAAATTCTACGGAAACGTCACCACACTCCCCAACCAAAAACCCTCGGGAACCGGTTGACAGGTTACGATCGAAGTCGTTTACAACCGCCGATAACTGAGGTATAATACTGATATGCACGCACTAGACCTTGAAACGACATCGATTTCCGGAGACCTGTCCGACGGTTACGCCCTCGAACCGTGGCGCGTGCGGCAGGGTAAGGCGCGAATATCGTCGATGCACGTGCACGGCGATAAGGTCAACGAGCACATCCTCAATCCGACGCGAGAGCAGATCGTCGGCGTTCTCGATCGATTGGCCGACGAGGAGGTCTTTGCGCACTTCGCCGTGTTCGACACGGCGTTTCTGATCGCGTCGATCGAGCCGAACCGCCTCGGGCGAGTTCCGGATTGCGTGCGGC